TTCTCTGGAGTGAACTCAACTTCTTGTACAACTACAGTATTTGTATCTTTGTTAGTTATATCAATACCTATATCATCTTCATAACTATTTTCTTGAGTATCATTTGCACAAGCGTTTCCAATTCCTTTGAAAGTATCCCATTTTTTTTCAGGATGATGTAGTTTAATACTATCTATTTCATCGTTTTTATAAACCTCTAAAAGGTCGCATATTTCATTACCTGATTTAGTAAAAGTCTGATAATTTCTTTTACCAATGAGTAGCCAGGTTCCAATACTGATTCGATTATCGGTTTTATGTCTTCCTCTAAATTTTTTTCTAATCATGCATAGTCGCTGTTTACCATTGTCAATACATTTTACTAAACACTGATCTCCTCCTAAGATTTTTTCACAACATGCGTATATTTCATCCGTATCTTCAGAAAAGCGAACTCTTCTAACAGTTACCGATTCCGCTTGATGTTTTCGCCCTTGTTTTTTGGCTCGATTTCCTCCGACTTTATTTTTTACCATTTTGATTAAATTATATAATTTTCTATTTTATAGTTTCAATTTTTATACTAAAATTATAAACAGGATTTTTTTTGACAATCCAATGGTTGTTCATCAAATTCAAAATCAAAATCCATTTCATCTTCATCCGTAGAATCAAATTTATTTTTCCAGAAAGGAGTTTCTTTAGAATGTTCTCTCCAGTTGTTCCTTGTTTCACTTAAAACATCCTCTTCATTTGTAGGAGTTTTATATTTGTTAATAAACTCTCGAGAGATTTCATACAGTCTTTTTGTTTTAAGAACATTATACAAAGGACCTGTAAAATCTTTAAATTCATTAATAAATGAAATTTCAGAAGTATTTAAAGAAACGACTAGCTTTTTATTCTTTTTTGTACAAAAATCTCTCAAAAATTTTATTACAAACAATATATATTTCATACAAAAGTGATGTGTCATATCTATATCTGTTAATAGGTAAGGATGTTTTAAATTATCTATTTTTTTTTCTTCTTTAAAATACTTAAATACTACATTTAAAAAGTCATTATACTTGTCAGGTTTCATAGATTTCATGTCAAATAGTAAGGATTCGTCGTTATTATCATGGATTGCTCTTATCTCTCGATGAAACGGTTCATATTTTTTTGTCCATTTTGGCACAGGACCTTTTTTTAATTTTCTTTTTAGTGTCGTTTTAATATTTTGATACATTAAAAACATATCTAGGTTATGCTGTTTTGAGTATAAATATTTAACTATAGTACCTAAAATTAAGTCATCATTTTCTTGTTTCCAACTATCTGTTTTTTTATTTATTATTCCTATTATTGATGGATTCAACAAAGCATAAAAATTAAAATAACATTTATAGATTAAATCAAACGCCTCTATTTTTAATCCGCTGTAATATAACTCATATACCCAAAATAAAGATTCTTTTAGGTCTCTTTTTGAAATCATCGCATCATAAAAGCTTAATTCTATATATCTTCTTGGGTATAAATATCTTGTTAAATTTAACATGTTTGATATAATATATAACAAATATACTATATCAATTTTTTTCTTTGTAATATATATATATATAATATATGCCCACCACAAATAGATGGCTTGCATCACTTAATAAGACTTTGCGTAATAAAAAATACAAAAATAAGTCTCTACGAAATATTCTAAAAATAGCCAAGGATAAATATTATAGTATTATTCGTAAAAAAAAGACCAAATCTCGTAAAAAAAAAAATAAAAATAAAACAATTTCTAAAAAAAAATAAAAAATTAATTTCCAGAAATCGTTTTAAGAAATTCCGTTTCTCTTTTTGATTCACTTATTACTTTTTTATAATCATAATTTAGTTTTGTCATGTTTTTCATATCTGATTCGTCCAATGTATCCATATTTAATAACGAATGATATATTTTAATTGTATTATCAATTGTTAATCTTTCCTCTGGAGAGGGTGATAAATTTTGCATCAATAGCTGACTATATTTAGTAAGCAACCTAGAATTTGGTATTTTTTCATTGTAAAATTTTGATAATATTCTTAGATATAATCCACTTAACGCATAATTGTCCCAAGTTGTATATCCACTGATAAGAGTTTTTATTTTAGAATCTCTCACTTTTTCACCTGGCTTATCTATATAATCTTTTCCAAATTCTATACACTTTTCATAATAAATACCCTGGAATTCTTTAGAAAATAAAGATAGTGCAGGATTGCTACTTATAAACCTATTTGCGGTATCTATTATATGTTTCATTGTTATCCGTTCAGAATCATTATGCAATAATAAACACAATATATGAACATCAAAACCCCATACATAGTATTCGGGAGCATAAACATAAAAAAACTTATATAGCAAACTGTGGTCATAGTTGTCCATATCTATTGATATTCCAAAATCAGAAATTAAAAAACTATTTTTATTTTTATTGTATAGAATATTTTCATTTTTTAAATCAAACTGAACAATATTTTTTTTTAATAACTCCGAAAACCCATTTAAAAGATTTCCGTATGATTCTAATATTATTCTTATTTGTTCCTTAGAACCTTTTTTTTTATCAAACAAATATTCAAAAAAATCTGGATTTTCTATGTATTCTAATTTTAAAGCTATATATGAAATATTTTCTTTCATTTTTAATGGTTTGCAGTTTTTTAGTAGCGTATCATCTATTGAAGATAAATGTAGTTCTGAATAAGAAACATGTACACGAAAAAAATTTTTATATCCTTTAATAGATTTTATTTTTTCTCCTATTTCCAATTCATTGTCTGACGTATACGTTTTTTTTTGTAATTTAGTCGCATATTTATCACTTGTACTACTACCATCGGTATTTATTCCAGGATAAAATATACATCCAAATCCTCCTTGACCTAATAATTTACTTTTACTCATTTATATTATAATAATTTATTTATTATAAAGATAATATCTATTTTTATATGTTTTTTTAAGCTTAGTATTAATATCATCCTTACTAAAATGATGCACTTCTTGAAGTTCACGTATTTGTTCCAAATACATTGGTAAGTTTTTTTTTTCTTCCACAAAAGCGTTAAACCCATCTTTAGGTTTATAAGTATTTTCTCTTATAAACTGATCCATTGACAAAATCATCTCTAAAGTACATGATACATATTTATTTCTAGGCTTTTGTTTTTTTTCTTCGGTATCCGTAGAAAGATTTTTATAGTAATATCTAGCACTAATATAAAGTTTATTATTTACATCTCCTTTGTATCCTTGTTCTTTTAATCTGTTTGTTTCTCTTAGTATTTCATCTTTTTTGTCTTCTGTCCACAATTTCCATGCATCTTTATAATCAGCTCTATTATCAAACTGATGCAATTTTGCAAAATAACTTAATTCTTCTACTATATCGGTAGACAATTTAAATCTGTACGTTTGTGCTTTAGTTTCCATTTTATTTTACTTACTATTTTTAATAAGTGTTCTTTTCAATTTTTTTAAAATTAAAAAATAATTTAATATTTCATATCTATAATGTATACATTAAAGGTTATTCCTTATTTAGACGAGTTCAATAAAGAATATAAAAAAATTATATCGATAAATTCTATACCAGAGGGAAAATTATCTGATTATGTTAAAAAAGTGAAACTTCCTAAGCTTTCACCTTTTAAAAACAATACAAGTTGTTGCTCTCATCAATGCTGTACGTATGTATTATGTGATTTTAATAATAGTAATAAATTTATGTGTGTTGATGATATACCATCACTATTTACTTTTTTATATGAAAATGATTACACTATAAATACAGAATTAACAAAATTAATAACAGAAGGAGAAATAAAATTAACCGATAAAATACTATGTTTATTTTCATATAACAACTAAAATTGAAATAAAACCTTCATTATATTTATAATTAAAATGACCGAAAAAGAACTTATTAAACGTTATATTGAACAATTAGATGAAAAAGAAAAAAAAGCTCATCAAATTGCAATTGAGTTATTAGAATCGTCTTTTGATGTAAGCAAATCTATAGGATTTTTAAAATATAAACAACTACATTCTAAATAAGTAATTATATAATTTTATGTCGTTTATATGCATTTTTCATGATTCTTTTTCTAGTTTTACTATCAATTTTAGATTTAAATTTTTTATATCTTAAATTGTTATTACCTCCTTTTTGCACGTTATTTGTTGAACTGTCAGGAACTATTCCTGTAACAACTAAATTTTTATTTAATTCATCAAATTGTCCTATTTTTTCATTTATTTGATTAAAAAGATTTGTCGCTTTTTCTTTACTATCTATCATTTTATCAAGTGGTTTTTGTGGTGTAGAGGAAAGTAGAGTTATAAATTTTCCAGCACTACCGGATGTTTCTTTAATTGCCTCGGTTGCTTTGTTTGCCGCTCTTCCTGCAGCTATTATAATATTAATCAATGCTCCTAAAAATGGAATTTGACCAGCAGCTGCTCCTACGACTCCTACGCCTATATCAACACCAGCGGCGGTTAACTTAAGACATACTCCTTCTAAAATATCCACGGCCTGATTTGTAAGTTTCATAAGTGGTTCTTCGAGTTCCTTCATGATTTCACCCATTATTTCTGCGGTAAGTTTACCACTTTCTTTTAAATTTTCCATGGCCTCTGGGTCATTAGATATAGCGGCAGCCAATCGCGCAGATTTTATTAATTTATCTTTTACTTCTGATGTTAAATCTTCCAAGCTGACATTTGTAATATCTCTGCCAAAATAGTAATCTATACTATAAATAACTGCTTCTTTATATACATACGTACCTGCTTTTACAAACGTTTTAGATAAATACCATACTAAATCTAAATAACTAAATAAAAGATGACTAAACCAAGTTTGCCCTTCTCTAACAAATTTCTTTTGAATCGTATTTCCCGCATATGTTCCCGCAAGACCACTTGCTGCAGCAACGGCTAATGTTCCTTGTGTGGAACCACCCTTCTTAGTATTTCTTTTTTTTGTTTTTTTTTTATTTTTTTTTAAGTTATTCATTATTATATATTATAAAATATTTAATAATTTACAAATATCTATATCTAAATCTTACCTAGACCTATATTCTTGTCCGTGTATCACTAGTCTAATCATTGTTTTAAAGAATATCATAATTGACCATATAGTATGTACAATAGTCGTTTTTTGAATCCAAATAAATATATCAACTAGGTAATCTGTCAAATATTTATCATTTTTTCTTCGTGAATTCATGTATCCTAAAAAATCAGTATCACGTGGTTTTACTCCCATAAATATATATACTAAACATTATTTTTGAACTCTTTATATGATACTCTTAGAGGAGATTTAGTTTTTATTTCAACATCCATCTCTTCTATTTTTCCACCATGCTTATAATTATTTATTTTATTTTTTATATTAATACTTGCTTTTTCTTTCATGTTATAAGCTTTAAATTTCGCAAAAACATTATCTAAATCTCTTTTTGACTCTTCTAGTGCCTTTTTTTCAGCGATTTCTCTATTTTCTTTTTCTTTATTTATTAATTCTTGTTTTATATCTGTAAAAATACATTTACAATCAAAATGAATTACATATTTTCTAGCGACGACATCTAATATGTTGTAAGGAATCGTTTTTATAAATTCTGTATAATAAATAAATTGATTTTTTTCTGCGTTATATTTCATTTTTATTAACCCATAGTTATCCGTTTCTTCTTCTACCACATTTCTATCAAGTAATTGTAATGCTTTATCGGAATACTCTTTCATTTCTAATATTTCAAATTCTTTTAAATACTTATCCTCATATTTTTCTTTTTTTATCACCGGTTCATTTTTTTTAAAATGCGTTATTATCTTTTTAAACAAAAAAGAAAAAAGTAAAAATAATGTTTCAAACAAAAAAGAAAAAAGTAAAAATAATGAAATTAGTGGATTATACTGTTTTATTGATTTTGTAATTCCTCCTGCCATATAATAATATTTATTTTATATGTTTAAATATTATTTTTATTTACTTGATTTTTTCTTTCCTCAAATAATAGATTAATTTCTTCTTGAAGATCTGGTATTTTAAATTTTAAATATGAGTTATTTTTATTTTCAGGATGTAAGCATATAATAAAAAGGTCTTTTATTTTTTTATTATAATTTTTTTCCAGTATTGCTTTATAGGTATTTAATTGCAAAGCATAATGCCAATAATTACTATCTGGTATATGTCCAATAAGTGGATTTGTAGAACTTTTATTTCCAAAAGCAGTTTTCTTTATTTCTTTTGACCTTTTCCAATCTCCGATATGTAGATTTCCCTCTTTATCTTGAAAAACCATATCTACGGAACCTGCAAATTTTAATTCTTCGTCATATATCATCCATTCTGTTCTATATGCAATCAATGTATCTTTATGATCTTCGTAAAAACTTAAGAAATATTTAAACTCTATTGAATCGTCTATTACATCTACATCATTATAATACTTTTCTATATTTTCATGCATATTTGTTCCACTACTACTAGCTTCAAGCCCATTTTTTTTCCAGGCATTTTTTATTTCTTCTTTTGTCATATTAAAATACTTGCTCTCTGACCATTTGCTAGATTTCATCATTTTATCTATTACTTCGTCTGCATCAAACTTGGAAAACATGGATTTATTCCATGTTGTAACAGAGGTAAAATTAGAATTTCCGTTAATTGTATAGATATGAGGACCTTCATCAAAAGTTATATGCTCATCTAATGGGTGGGGGTTTCTATTTTTCAAGGTATCCATTTTATTTTTAAAATAATTATTTTTTTTTATTCAATTTTTTTTTCTTTTTTTCTCCATGTGGATAAGGAGTCGGGGTTCTTTTTTTTATTTTATCGCTTCGACGAGTTTCGCGTCGTTTGTTTTGTCTGCGAGGTGTAAGAGAATTGCGACGTCTATGGGTTTTTAGCTGCCTTTTTAATCTTTCTACTAAAGGAATATCTCTTTGTTCTTTTATTTCTTTAGCTTTTTCATCCATTAAATCTCTATTATGTATATCAAATTCTATTAATTCTCCATTATTATATAGTTTTGCATTTATACCATCGTCGTCGCGAGATGCCAACCATCCTTCATTTAAAACCTCCTTACCATTTATTTTAATTTTATTTGTTCCATGTGCTATAATTAATTTAGAATTCATATATATATATATAATGGATAAAAAAATAGATATTGAAAAAATACCTATTACACAATTATTACCTTATAAAAATAAAGACCCTAAGATAGAATATAAACAATATATGGATCAGCATTATTCCAAGGATGATTCGTGGCTTTTAAATTATGTTAAAAATATAAATTTAAAACAAAAATAAATTAATAATAATGCCAAAAGATAAACAACCTAAACGCGAAAATAACGATGAAATTAGAAATGAGAAAGAAAGATCAGATGAAGTTAGAGAGATTATAAAACAATTAAATGTTTATGATTTAAATATGAAGTATGAACCTATTGAAAAATTAATGAAAGTATTCCAAAATTATATAAAAAATGGGGAACGTACAAAAGTTAGTATACCTTTTCCTGAAGTAAATAGAACGATTAGAGGTCTATTGGCGACAAGCAAAAAAGAGAAAGTGTATATTAAATTAGAATATGAAAAATATTAAATAAATAACATGAAATTATATAGATGAGTAAGAAGCCGAATGTTAAAAAGCTTATTTTAAAAAAATTGAAAAAGCCAGAAGATGATCCTGTAGAAGAAAAAGAACCTATGAATCGTTTAAATGAATCATATATAAAAGTATTAAGTGAAATAGAATTTATAAAAATGAAGAGAGGTGATTTTATGAGTGCTAAAAGGTATAAAAATGCTCAAGAAGCTATACAAAAGATAAATAATGATATTACTTCTCCGAAAGATTTAGAAGGAATTAAATTTATCGGTAAAAAAATGTTAGAAGTATTAACCGAATATCATAATACGGGAAAAGTAGACTATTTAGAAAAAGAAAAAAAAAATCCAGTTAACACCTTTTCCAATATTTATGGAGTAGGATATGTAAATGCTCAAAAAATAGTAGATAGTGGAATAACAACGATCCAGCAACTTAGGGAGAAACAGGACGAATTACTTAACGACAAACAAAAAATCGGTCTTGAGTATTATGAAGATATTTTAGAAAGAATTCCAAGAAGTGAAATCGATGAATACTATAAAACATTTAAAAGGGTATTTGATTCATTACAAAGCCCGTCATCTAATTTTGAAATCGTCGGAAGTTATCGTAGAGGTGCCAAGGATTCGGGCGATATAGATGTTATTATAACTGATAATAAAAATATTACCAGCGTATTTAAAAGATTTATAAATGCTTTGGAACAAGAAGGAATCATTTTACATCGTTTAACCGACGGAAAAACAAAGATTCTTGTCGTTGGAAAACTTGGAACTAATAAAGCTAGACGCATTGACTTTCTTTATACTCCTCCAAACGAATATCCATTTGCTGTTTTATATTTTACGGGAAGTAAAGCGTTTAATACTGCTATGAGACAAAGGGCATTAGACCTTGGATATAGCTTAAATGAACATGGTATCTATAACATGACTAATGGTATAAAGGGTGATAAGGTAAATTTAGTTTTTGAAAAAGAAGAAGATATCTTTGATTTCTTACATATGCAATTTAAATTACCAGTCGAACGTATAGATGCACGCTCGATTGTTTTAAAAGAATCTGTTCCAGAAACAGAAACCACTGTTAAAATTAAGAAAAAGTTAACTAATAATCCTGGTAAAAAACTGATTCTTAAAAAACATAAGACCCTTAAAAAAAGACCTACCATAGAAAAGTCTTATGAGCAGCACGTTGAATTATTTAGAAAAAATGGATTTGATTATTTAAAATCTCTCGAGATAAAACAATTACAATCAATTGTAGCTGAGTCAAATCATCGCTATCACAACAACAGTGATAGTAAAATGTTAAGTGATAGTGAATATGATATCATAAAAGAATTTCTTGAAAAAATAGACCCTGAAAATATAGTTTTACAGGATGTAGGAGCACCGGTAAAACGAAATAAGGCTAAACTTCCTGTACATATGCCATCTATGGATAAAATAAAACCAGACACAAAAGCATTGGATTCATGGTTAGCAAAATATAATGAACCCTCTGAATACGTAATTTCAGCAAAGCTCGATGGTGTAAGTGGCTTGTATGTTAATAAAGAAGAAACTAAATTGTACACTAGAGGAAATGGACTTGTAGGGCAAGATATAAGTGATTTACTACCGTACTTGAAATTACCTAAAAGAGAAGGTCTTATTGTAAGAGGTGAATTTATTGTTTCAAAAGAAAACTTTGATTCACAATTTAAATCCAAATTTTCAAATCCTAGAAATCTAGTAGGTGGTATTATAAACAAAAAAACACATTCTCCGCACGAATTAAGCTTTTTAGATTTTGTAGCATATGAAGTAATAGAACCTGTTATGAAACCAAGTGAACAATTGTCTTTATTAACATCTTTAAATTTCAACGTTGTATTGAATTCTTCAACTAAGGAATTAGATAACAACATATTATCAAAAAAATTAATTGAAGGGCGAGAGACTTATAAATATGAAATGGATGGAATCGTCATATATCACAATAAAGTATACGAACGGGTAGGAGGAAATCCTAAGCATGCGTTTGCATTTAAAATGGTTTTATCTGACCAAATGGCCGAGGCTAAGGTAGTAGATATTATATGGACTCCTAGTAAAGATGGATATTTAAAACCCCGTGTAAGAATAGAACCTATTGAATTAAATGGGGTCACTATAGAATACGCTACAGGATTTAATGGAGCTTTTATAGAAGAAAATAAAATAGGTGTGGGTTCTGTAATACAAATTATACGTAGTGGTGATGTTATACCCCATATTATGAAGGTAATAGTACCTGCAGTCGTTCCTAAAATGCCGGAAGAAGATTATGTTTGGAATAAAAGTCATATTGATGTTATGTTAAAAGACGCTGAAACAAATCCCGTTGTTATGGAGAAGAAAATAACTTTGTTTTTCAAAAATATGGAGATTGATGGTGTAGGGCCAGGGATTGTTAAGAAATTAATTAAGGCTGGATATGATACTATACCCAGGATTTTAGCGATGGAAGAAAAAGAATTCTTGAATATAGAAGGAGTAAAAGAAAAACTTGCTAAAAAATTACATGGAAATATACATAATAAATTAGAAACTACGGAACTTATTACACTTATGAAGGCGTCTAATGTATTCGGTAGAGGGATCGGTGAGAAAAAGATAGAACCTATACTAGATGCATATCCAGATATATTGGTATCTGATGAAACACGTGAAGAAAAGATAGAAAAGGTAAAATCTGTGAAAGGAATCGCGGAAAAAACCGCGATTTCATTTGTAGAAAAATTAGATGATTTTATGGATTTCTTGGAAAAAGCTAATTTAACCGATAAATTAAAGCAACTAAATAAACCCACTGAAGTTTACGATGAATCTCACGAACTTTTCGGTAAAAAAATAGTTTTAACCGAGATTAAAGGAAAAGAGTTGGAGAGATTTATAAAATCAAAAGGTGGTGAGGTAGCAAAAAATGTAAGTAAAAAAACACATTTAGTAATTAAAAAAGATGATATGACGGATACTGAAAAAGCAAATGCCGCAAAGCTATTAAATATTAAAACAATGACAGAATATGAATTTAGAAAAAAATATATGACAGAGTAGAAGTATATTTATATGTATATATATATGTATATATATACAAGATGCCTAGAAAAATAAAAACACGCAAAAGAAGAGTAGGAGGGATGAAGCGCGATGAACCTCCTGAAGTAGAAGAGGTGGGACATTACGATTTTGATGCTGTTCTGAAACAAGGGCTAAAACGCGCAAAAATGGAGCATAGATACATGGACTTATCCGAGGAGCTCTCCGACGACGAGAGTGACGACAAGAGTTCGTCATCATCATCCTCGTCGTCTTCATCATCATCGTCGTCTTCATCATCATCGTCGTCTTCATCATCCTCGTCATCGTCAGCACCGTCGGCTGAACAGAAACCGGTTATAGTAAAACAAACGAATAGACCTAAGGTAGATCAAGAAGAGGTAGATGAAGAAGATTATTTCTATAGAAAATTCTATTTACCTATACATGATAAATATATTAGGTTATATAAAGATATTTGGGGTTCTACAGATAAACTAACGAAATGGGCGCGAGTGGTGGCGCCGACCTACATCGATGGCGTAGAACATTTGGAAGTAGTATACCCATTAACATCGGAACAAGTGCGCAATCTAAGCGAACCCGTGAAAACTGAAATAATACCTTTTTCTTATTATTGGGTAGGCAATGAATTCCCTTACTATAAAGAAGATCGCTATCAAATGCATGTAGGAATGAATTCAAAAGATGAAGAGGGTTTTAAAAGAGCAACAAATCAGTGTAAACGTGAAGGATGTAGCATGATGGGTGGCAAAAAAAAGAAAAGAAAGACTAGAAAAAGAAAGAAAACAAAGCGCCGAAATAAAAAAACAAGAAAACCAAAGGTCAAACGAACCAAAGGTCGAAAATAATTTTACAGTGGATTATGGAAATTTTAAAGTTTTAAAATGTTTCTGGTGACATTTCATTTTATTTAAATACTTATTTAATTCATATTTCTATTTTATTTATATTTTTTATAGAAATTTTCAAATAATCATATATTTTTGTTTTAATTTCAGAATCTTTTAAAGTATTTGAAAATATCCTTATAACATATTCGTCATAAGGATATTTTTTAAGTTGGTCATCTTCAGTTTTTTCAAGTGTCCATGCATTAAACTCCTGTATTATTTTTTGATTTACCATTCTAATAAGTTTTTTAAAATCATCGGAATCCATACTATCCCATAGGCCATTTTTATAAACAAACAAGGTGTTTTTCTTATGTTCAAATGATTTTATAGGATTTTCTTGGTCATTAGAGAGATTATTTTTAAATATATTAATTATTCCATGAAATAATCCATTTGAAAATATATATTCCAATTCATTTCTTTTTATTTTAATTAAATCTCTCCAGCTAGAATATTCTATAGGGCTGCTATTTGAATTTAACCATTCAATTACATTTATGTTTCTTTTAACTCTATCGGTATATCTGCGAAGACTTTTTAATTCCTCTTCCATTTTATTTTGTTTTTTTACAAGTTCTTGTATAATCATATAAAGTTCTTTTGTAGATGGTGTATCATTTTGTTGGTCAAGTGCACTTCTATCACCTACATCAGCCATCGCTTTTAAACTACAACAAATAATATGCCTATCATAATATATTTTTCTAGTATATATTTTTGTGCAATGACTACACTTATAAGTTTGGTGAGGTTTACTCATATTGAATATCATTTTAATTTATTTTTTAATGTCAATTTTTTTATAATTATATATTATAATGAGTTGTATTAATTATGATTATACACAATCTAACGAATGTAATAGAGATAACAATAATCAAAGTGATAGACAATATCCAAGTAATAGTCAATTAAATAGATTTAGAATAGTGCATCGTTTTTCTAGTAGTAAAAAAGCAACCAAAACAAGTTTAAAACCAGGTGCTTTATGCCCAGGAGGTAAAGGAGTTGATGTGAAACATAATTCATATGACAGATATTTAGCACGTAAAAAGAAACCGCTAATTATTAAAGATAAAGAAAGAAAAGAAATTGCAACTGAATTAAAAACTCCTTTATGTACCTACTGTAATTAACCAAATTAAAATATTATATATATTTATATGCCTTCTTATAATCTTTCAAAAATGAATTTTTCATTAACCAATGTACCAACGGTTCAAGAAAAAAAAGCCACCATTCCAACAAAATTTTTAAAAAAATCAAATGGTAGACTATTAATATCTAGTAATTTTAGTTTATTTAATAACATACAAATTCCAAAAGGACCATGTGGTTCATGTGGTAAAAACAAATAAAAATTGATTTAAACAATATTTCTATTATTTAAATTAATATGTCTGATAGAGTACAACAACTAGAAACTGTTCAAAAAGAATGTTTACAATTATTTTCTAGAAAAAATGCCGATTACGGCGATGCCTTTGCAACCTACGGTTCAATCGGTGTGCTTGTAAGAATAGGTGATAAAATACGAAGATTAACCTCTATTACAAATAAAAATGTATCTCTTGTAGACGATGAATCTCTGAGAGATACTTTACTTGATTTACACAATTATGCGGCGATGGCTGTAATGTTGCTAGATGAAAAAACCGACCATGATAAAAAAAATATAAATCTTAGATAAATGTTAAATATATTTATAAATATTATAAATACATTTAAAATAAAAATTAGAATAAAATTGAAATACTTTATATCATTAAAATATTAGTAATAGATAAAAATCATGACCACCGCCGAGGAATGGGGATGGTTCATACGAGAAGATATTCCTTATATTGATTCATTGTCGAATAAAGTTAGCCATAAAGTTAAAACGGGAAAATTTAATAAAAATAATATTATTATAAAAGAGGTAATGCCAGTAATTGAAGAAGAAAAACCTTTGTTTTCCGTATTAGATGAAAAATATGACTTCGGAAATGTTTTTGCAACTGCTTTAGTAAATACAATACTAATTTGCAGCGCAGGTTTTTGCCTGTATTTTAGTAAAGATAAATTTTAAATTTATAATTTGATTTTTAATTTATTAGTGAGTATAGTAAGATGGTGGAACACCCTTATTATAAATGGTATCAATGTCTGTTTCTTCCAGAACCGTAGTATTGAATATCATATAACTATGAATAGTAATTGCTGTTTCTGAAGCAATATCTTCAAATAGTATTAAATCATTTACATCAGGCATTACTTGAGCATCACTTAATTCGTATACTTTTTTATTGTTAACATAAACATTAAATACCGCAGATTTTCTTGAATAGGTTGCAACAATATTATGAAATTTGTGTATTGGTAAAATCTCTCCAGATACATCTGTTGTAAAAGATATGTAGCTTTCTCCATTATAAAGTTGACCACTGAAACTTGTTTCTTCTCCTACACATGTTGTAAATAGTTTTATATTTTTTGATTTTCCAGACAAATGAATATCATTCGTTAAATCGAACAAGGTTGTTTTACCTATATTGTGTTGCTTAATCCAGATAGATACCGAGAATTCATTTGATATATTCGGTCTTGGAATACTTAACTCATAATACAAATCATTTTCCATATCGGTCGCTTCAATATACAATCCGTTTTTAGTGAATGTTCCATTTGTAATTGCTTGATACCACCTAGAGTGTTTTACAATATCTCTAGAATGTCCTAGTGTAAAGTCGTAAATGTGTGAAACATTTGCTACCAGTATTGCTATTCCCGTATCTTCTCCTTCAGGTTCGGGTTCGGGTTCGGGTTCGGGTTCGGGTTCGGGCTCCGGTTCCGGCTCTGGTTCTATTTCCATATACCTTTCGGGTTCAGGTTCATAATATGTTATTGAATTATAATTAGGTGCTTGTAAATAAGAACTTGAACTTGAACTTGAAGCAAAGTTGATATTTTTCTTATTTCGCATGGAATATAACTTTCGAATCTCTCCAGCATTCATTGTGGTTCCATTCCAGAAACGAACATAAGCTATTGTAGCATCCGTATTAGCTACGTTTCCATCGGTTCCGGCCCCACCTATCATATGACGTTGGCGAACCATCGTTGCGGGTTCAACGCCATCCGTTCTTGTTTCTTCCAGTATACCGTCCTTGTAAAATTTAATTGTTGTTCCTTCAATTGTAGTTACTAAATGAGTCCATTTATCTGTTTCGTATAAACTACTTATAATACTATTTGAGGGACCTATGTTATATTGATTACCTGAAGCGATATTATATGAAAATACTGAATTTTCTAATATTTTTTCTTGCTCGGTAATGCTTACTTCTTTCATGACAAAAGAATGGTTTACGGGCTGGATAACAGAACCACGGTAAAACCAATATTTAAATAGTATGGTATCTGGAAAAGTACCAATAAAACTGGGAACATCATACCAGGTTACTCTATCATCCCTCGAAACTCTGTAGCCTGTATTAGATGTAAATTGTATGAAAACTTCATTATAACGATGATCACTAGTAGGTACATTAACTCGAGTTCCGTTCCAGTAAGACCTCCAATCACCGTCGGCGCCATTATACCAACTCCATAGAGGACCACCCTTTCCATAGGGGAGGGTATTTTCATTAAATCCATCATAACTTAAGTAGTATCCTGAGTGATGTTGTGTGCCAGCAGGACTGGTCCATTCAATTTTGTATGTTTTATTTAAAAAATCTGGATCTGTTGTATCTATTGAAGTTATTACAAAGTTGGCTTCAGTCAAAGTTATATCAACCCCATTCACTTGCACGGAGAAAGGGCCGTATTCGCCATTGGGTTGCGTTGGTACGTTAACCGTTGCTAAAGTGGAAATTTCGCTAACCGCCTGTGCCGATGGAACAACCTCGAAATTCATAATCGTAATATTTTCTACCGAATCATATTTCACATAGGTTTCCACTGTGGTAGGACCACCAAACTCCCAAGGGGTCAAATCCACATAATCATCCACACCATCCAATTCTAATCCTTTTGGTGTTATTTTAGCTCCGTTCATTAAACTACCGGTAATGGACGAATCACATTCATCTACTACGGTGGTGGTTGGTGTAGCAAATATAGTTGGATTTTTTGTTTCTCTGTTGGAATAAAGCAAGGCAATCTCTGTATCGATTAATGCGGTTCCGTGCCATAAACGGACATAACCAATCAATCCATCTAGTATAGCTCCTTGGTTAGTACCAATAGTACCATCTGATTGGAAAACCCCTCCACCCATCGCTGCATAGTCTCTTGTTTTTATCGGAACAGATTGATTATGTGCCGAGGTTGCTGTAGTAATTAAGACTCCGTTTTTATAAAGTTTCTGTGTTGTACCAGAAACGGTATATACCATATGTACCCAAACATTTGCCTCGAAATAACCAGCCCCAGATGATATTGCTGGTGCCGATCCTTGCGCTTCATAGTAAGCCCTGCCCTTAGCTCCTGTAGTATTATTATCAAAAGCAAGTGTTATTAAATCGTAGTAGTATGGATGTTCCGGCCAGCCAACCGTATCATAATCTGCTACCTGGAACATATGGCAGTAATTTTTCAGTGTAAATGGATTTACATACATTTCTATCGTAAAATTGCCACCAAATTCAAAAGGGGTTATACTTAGATAATCATCCACCCCATCAAACTGGGCACCTGCTGTAGTAAATATAGCTCCGTTATATGGAGTTGCAACAATAGAAGAATCATATGTATCCGTAATGGTTGTAGCGCCAGAATTGTCACGGAACTCGAATTCGTGTGATGGAGTGAGAACACTTAGTTCGCGGAATTCAAAGGAATGACTTGGTTTTACGGGCGGATCCATCCAGCGATTGTATTCATCGTTTTTGTGATAAAATAATTTATTTACTTGTTCCGCGTTTAATGCGGTGTTGTCCCAGAAACGTATGTATTCCATCGAACCTCGCCACTCAGAACTGCCTATGTGATGATAGGCTCTTTGCGTCGCAGATATAGATACACCCGAAGTGGAATTTTCTAATTGTCCGTTCCTGTATAATTTCAGGTTATTTGCATCTGCGGTTAACACGATGTGATTATGAGTGCTTGCGCCGGGATGGAAAAGATTTCTGGA